TTTTTCTTTGCTTTTTCTTCTGCTGTTATATATTTTGTTGGTCTTCCTATTTTTTTATTAACTTCTTGAATATCCATTTGAATATTTGGTTGTTCTTCTATAACTGGTTCAGGTTGTTTGGGGTTTTGTTTTTTTGTTGTTTTTTTTCTTTGTTTATTGATTTCTATATTTTTCTTTAATACTTCAGGTCTTCCTCTTTCTTTCGGTTTTGAATGATAAATCGACGGAACTTCTTGTGGAGGTTTGTCACTATATTTATCTACGATTTTAAAATGATTATCTATAATTGTTCTATCTTTTTTACTAAACTTTGATAATGGTATTGGATCTTCATTTCCTTCCAATAAAATCATATCTTGAACAGGTTTGCGGATTAACTTTATACTTGTTTTTCCTCCTCTTTTTGATAAATTTCGTTCTTGGGATATTGGACTTACTAATTTAAATTTACCATTTGCTAATGGTGTAGCAAAATATTCCGGTAATACTAATGTAGAACTTGACATTACTGGAATATCTACTTGCGTTGATAGTTTTTGTTGGCGTTTTGTTAATTTTTTAGGTTTATTTGGATCTACCGGTTTTGAACCTCTTTTCTCTCTTAAAGATTTCATATATTCTTTTATTTCAGGACTACCTTTAGGAAACTTTGGCATTTGTCTTATATATTATGATTATATTTTATTTTCCATTTTAAAATATAATTACATTTCTATTTTATCAGAAGAAGATTTATTATAAACTCCGTTTTCCATTTCCATTTCTGCTATTTCTTCTTCTGCTTGAATATTTCTATAAACTTTCAAACATAAACACTCTACTCTATCACATTTACTTTTAAGACAATAACGAATGATTAGTCCTAAAAAACCAAATACTAAACCTCCTATTGTTATGTAAAATCCCTCACTATATTCCGTCATTTGCTCTTTATATTAGTTTTATATAATATTTATTGCTTAGTTAGACCTAATTGCGTTAGAGTCCAATTGACGACAAATTCGTCGTCTAATCCCCATTCACTATATGAGGGTTGAGATAGTACTAAATGTTTTACTTCTACTATAGATCCATCAGGATTTAACAATTGTGCTTCAATATTCGCAGACATTCCTAAAACAACTGATAATACAATAACTCTAACGGCGGTTTCGATAATTGGAGATTGGGGGATTTCGACAGGGACAATTTGAACTAAACTCATTTATATTATATAGTTAGATAAAAAACCCTATTGGATCTGTGTCCAAGCGTAAAAATCAGAAATAGTAAAACTATAAGAAGCGTCAGGATTAGTCCAAGCAGTAGTTAAAACATAAGTACCATTACCTCCAATACCTCCTGTTGTCGCTCTCTCATTTACTTGAACCGAAGCAACAGGAGCACCTGTTAATACGATAGGTTGATAATGACTTATAACAGCACCAGTAGATATAAGTGAAACAGTACAGGTTGTTGAACCATTAACAAAAGCAATAGTGCCTGTTCCTGCGTATCCGTATTGTAAAACAGCAAATCTTCCACCAACTACATTACCTAAATGATTTCCTGATGTTACTACAGGTTGTTGGAGATTTGATAATAAAGTATATACTGGATTAGTAGTTGAGGGGGGAGTAGTAGTGCCACCATTATCTAAATAAAAAGAACTGCTAGTGCCTGGATAGTTCCAACCTTTTCTAATAAATATTTCAGTTCCTAAATCACTCGCTAAAGGAGCAGGAAGACGAAATCCTTGATTCGCACCGTTAACAGCATTACTAATAATATAATTTTTACGAAAAGGTCTTGTAATCACAGTAGGATTATTAGGAGCGGTAGTTTGAATAGGGGTTAGTTGATTTCCTACTTCACCAATACTTGTTACAATCCAATTTGTTCCGTTATTATAAAACTCAACATTACTATTAGGTGCTAATGTATAAGATAATTGGGTTGCTCCTGATGCGTTATTCTGATAAATACCTCTAAAATAAGAAGTCCCAGTAGAAGTTAAAACAATAGGGTTGGAATTAGGAGTAGCGAGTAAAGAATTATCATTATAAATTATATATTTTTGATTTATTGTTTGTGCGACAGATACTTCAGGTAAAAATAAACTAACCGAACCGGCAAAAGTAGAGGTTAAATGTAATTCCGCATTAATATATTGAAAGTTTGTCGCAATCGTTTCAGACGCACTTGTAAATGCGGTTGGATAATAAAACTGATTTTCCGCACTTCTATCATCAACTCTCCAGTTCGTCCCATCGCTATAGATTTGAACCCAAGTATTAACAGGGACAATAAGCGTTGTAAGTCCTGATCCATATCTACCTGAAAAAGTCCCACTCGCAATTGTAAGTGTAAATTGAAAACTCCCAATATTATTATAAATTGTTGTAGTTTGATGACAACGAGTAGCAGAAGGGATAGGAATATTTACCGCACCTGAAGCAGTAGTAGAAAGATTGACCGTAGCATTTGTTAAATTGAAATTACTTGTAAACGCAACCGGAACTCCGTATCCTGTTAATTGGTATGTAAAATTGGAACTTCGTTCATTAATCAAATAATCATTTCCATCGAAGGTAAGAGTCATCCAAGTATTATCAGGAAGGGTAATCGAAGTTGTGTCATTACCGTAAGCACCTTTAAAATTACCTGATGTAGACCTATTAAGTGTTAACACAAAATTGGTATTATTGAATATTTGAATTGTCGATCCAATATAATGAGAACTACTACCGGAGAAAGCAGGGACAGGAAGATTTACATTAAGGTTTGGAGTTGGGGATACTATTGCCGTTGTGATATTAACAACAGAGTTAAGGAACAAAGGACTATTTAAATTAATCGCAGTACTCGCATTAAGCGTTGGTGTAAAATATAATTGAGGGTCTTTGAAATCCGGAAAAACTGTATAATAACCTGATTGATTTCTCGCATCATTTATATTAGGTTGAAAAGTGTAAGAACCTTCTTTGTGAAAACGAATAACCTGACTACCTCCGGAAGTTGTATTACTTAACCCATCACAAAGAACAGGGACAGCATTAGTTCCTGCTAATCCAGTTTGTAATATAAGTAGATCAGTAAAAGTTGGAGCAATAGTATAATCAAAAGTTCCACTTCGTTTATAATTGATTGTGAATTGATTACAAGCATTCATATTAGTTAATATAAGTGTGTCTACTTGTCCTTCAGTTATATTGTAAAACTCCGCAGTTCCGTCAATATATAGTGTAGTAGGGGTTCCAACATTATTAAAGTCTTTATAATTAAGAACTCCGCCGGTATTCCCATTCATTATAAAGTTGGTTGTCTTGGAAAGTGTTGTAGCATCAATACTATTATCAATAACTAAAAAGGGGTTAGTAACAGGTATATTACCACTAAAAATATTATTAGAAATAACATTATCCTGATTAACGCCGTATATATTAACGCCAACAACTTTAATGTAATTTTGTTCCGATACTTGAAAGAATACATTATTAGAAATAACATTCGCACTCGAACCGTTAATAATTAAGGGAGCGCCAATATTTAAACCAATAACATTATTAACTAAATTAACTCTACTTACACCTCCAAAATAAATACCTCCACCTGCTAATCCTTGATATGCTACCGGTATCGTTCCGTTTCCAAGTGGATCTCCTAAAGTACCTCCTCCATTTGCGTAGATATTACAATTACTAATAGTCCAACTCTTATCAATATATATTAATACAATTCCACAGTTTCCGTTATGGTTGAATATCATATTATAGAAACCGGCGTGATCCGGATTATTTGATATTGATGAGTTAAAATTCACCACAGCACCATAAGAATATTGTTTAATCATTCCATTAGAATAAGTGTTATTACCTCCGTAATTTAAAATACCAATAGAACCAAGAGTAGCATTAACATTATTGAAAAGGTTATATTCACCTCTATTCTCAACCGCAATTCCAACAGTATCAAAAATTAAATCACTATAGATTTTTGGACTAAATCCGGTTGCTTGGCAATAAACACCTTTAGCGCAATTAGATACAGTAATATTAGAAATATTTAGATTGAATATTGCTTCATACCAACCACCTGCTCCGTCTGAAACATCAGATATGTGAATTGCTGTTATTCCTGATGACCCTGTGCCATCAATATCGAGATTGCCGTTAATAGAGAACTTATCAACATTACTAATATAAATAGCATTATAACTTGAACCAGTTGCTAATAATGTTCCTTCACTAAATATATTTACATTTCGTAATGGGGTTAAAGATGCTCCTACATTAGTCCCTTGAAAAATTAAAGAACCTGATATTAAAAACTTCCCTTGAGGTATATAAAGAGTTTTATTTCCTCCTGCCAAAGTAGCAATAGCATTATTAATTGCGGTTGTACAGTTAAACACTCCATTTCCTATCGCACCAAAAGTAGTTATGTCTACTAATCCTGTCCCTGATGTATTTGCGGTTGCTTGAGTTGTCCCATCAGAAAACTTGATATAATTGGGGATATTTACATAAGTAGATGCCGTCCCCAGTTGGATCTGTGAATTATCCGTAATTAATGCGTTTGCTCCTACCGCCGTCGAATTACTACAAGTTCCTGATAATGCGGACGCTAATCCGGATTTCGCTCCTAAAAATGTGTTATTTGTACCATTTAGTAAATTAAAAGTAGTAGCAGGATTTCCGGATTGACTTCCCAAACTACTGTTATTATTTCCTGTTAAAAGGTTTGCCATCGTAGAATATCCGCACCCTGTATTAGCAATTGTATTATTATCAGCATTAATCACTTTTGTCAAAGATGAATTGCCGATTGCGGTATTATAAAACTCTGTGTATGTTGGAGAAGAAGTGTTATTAAAATTTTGTAAAGCATAAGCACCAACCGCCACACTCGCGAACGAGGTTGTTTGAATATTTTTTCCGGCATTACTACCTATAAAAACCGAATTACTTGGCGTTGCGGTTGTTAGTGTGTTTGAATCGCCTAATACAACCGAACCTGTTGCCGTTGGAAAACTTATTTTATTTTTTGAATTATTAACCGTTAGAGATCCAACTACCGTAGTATCTAATAAGGTTTCTGCCCCTTGAGCAGTTGGGAAAGTTAGAAATCGTTTTTTTGCTTCTTCAATTGTTAATGGTTCTTCATTTGTTTGAAAAACAGTTGGATCAAATATTGCTAAATTCTCAGTTGGAGGTTCATAAGTTGCCATTATATACTATATTTAGATATAATATTATTATTATTATTTCCTTATTAATTAATTTTTATTTTGCCCTTAATAATCATTTTATAATAAGATTTTTTTTAACTTTGTAAAATATTATTATAAAAAAGTATATGTATATTATATAAATGCCACCAAAGAAAAAGGTTGATGAACCCCCATCAAGTAAAATCGTAAATATGTACGAAAAAATACCAAAAGAATTTTTAGAAAAAGTTGAAAATCCAAACTTTCATTTACATAAAATGAAAATACCACTGAGGGCAGTAATCTGTTGTCCAAGTGGTGGGGGTAAAACTAATTATCTAGTAAACCTAATAGGGTTGTTTAGTGTTGGAAAAGGAACATTTCAATCTATTACTATCATTACTCGTAATAAAGATGAACCACTCTATAAATGGTTAGAAACTAGGTCAGATCAGATTATCATAAAAGAGGGGTTAAATAATACTCCACAATTAGATAAGTTCGATAAAGATTTCAATCATTTAGTAGTATTCGATGATTTAGTATTATCTAAAGATTTATCTATGGTTGAAAATTATTATATCAGAGCAAGAAAATTAAATGTTTCTGTTATCTTCATTTCGCAATCTTATTTTAAAATCCCAAAGATAATTCGTAATAATTGCTCCTATATGATTCTCCTAAAATTGTCAGGAAACAGAGAGGTAAATATAATATTGAGTGAGTTTGGACTTGGTGTAACAAAAGACCAGTTAATAAAAATATATGAATATGCTACTGCTGAAAAATTTTCCCCATTACTAATAGATTTAGAAGCAGATAAAGATAACCGTTTTAGGAAAGGGTTTTTAGAAATATTAGATCCTAATAATTTTGTTTAATTTATTCTAAAATATGAAAAACCCAATTCGCAAGATCTCCATATAAATAATTTTTGTATTCTTTGGTAATTGTTTTTTTGTCTTTTCGTTTACCATTTTTATCTAATGTTTCATAATTATTATTCATACAAAATTCTTTTAAAACTTCTATTTTTATTCCTCCAAATTCCCAACCTCCTCTTTCTTTACCATCATAATTATAATATTCCCTATAATGAAATGCCTTCAACCCTTTATTACTGGTTTTTTTTGTTTCTTTATCCCAATATTTAATATTTCTTGCGTCTAATCTACTTCGTACTATTTTTTGATAATCTACTCTTGAATCTACAGTCCTTATTTTTACTACCTTTAGGTTGTATTTTTCATAAACCCATTTTGCTGTATCTAAAAAGGTGTCATCATTTGTATAATTGGAATTGATGATACTTTCAAAATCACACTTGATTGATTTTTCAGGAGCAGTACAACGACCGTCTGATGTTTTTTTTTGGTATCTATAATCAAACCATTTCATACACAAACTATATTCAGGTATATTATAACCTTTATGAATTCCTTGTAATGCTTCTTTTTCTTTTTTTATTCTTTCTTCTAAACCTTCCATCATTTGTCTTCTTAAATCTTCCGCATAAACTTTGTATTCAATATCCGTTAATGTTTTCTTTTCTAATTCTTCTAAATCTTTTTTATGTTCTTCGCCATATAATTTTTTGATTGGTGAATATTTCTGTACTAATTTTTGTTTCCCTGTTTCAAAAATAATATAATTGGTTGCGTTTCTACCGATTGTTGTATTGAAATCAAATTTTTCTACAAAAATTAATTTGTATTGTAATTCAGAAAGGGTGTTTGATTTGAATTTTTTATTTAACAAACTAACTATCATATATGTATAACAATTGCCAGTATATTTGGGTTCTGTTTCAATAACCCTTGAATATTCACTATTTTGATATAATAATTTGTGTTTAAAATATTGCTTAATCTCTAAAACAACGAAATTATATTCTTTGGATTGTCTGTATCCAAATTTATTAATTCGTTTTTCCAATAATGGTTTTCTAAATGCGTAATCAGAAAACTCAATCTCTAAATGTTGGACGACTTCGTCAAAAAGGTTTTTTGGAGTTGTTGTATTCATCTTTCTATTATAATTATATATAATAATTTCTTTTTATATCAATTTTTTTTATAAATATATTTATAAGTTTTATTCATATAAATATATATTTTCCCTAAATAGAATAAATATATTAGTTAAGTTTAGGATTAATTAATATATTACTACATAATATAATGGTAAAAGACGAAACATATTACTTTCATCAAACGCCTCCTGATCTATGTAAAGAACTTATTAAATTAGTACCATTAGAACCAGCGGATATTGTGTTAGAAGCATTTAAAGGAGAAGGTGGTTTTTATAATAATTTTCCTGATTTTGTTAAACCAAAATGGTGCGAGATTGAAGATGGTAAGGATTATAAAGATTTTACAGAACATTTTGATTGGGTTATTACAAATCCTCCGTTTCGATTAGAAAATGAAATTACAAAAAAGAGAGAAAATACCTTTTTTAAATTATTAAAATATTATACTGAAAGAGCAGGTAAGGGGGTTGCTTTTTTGGCGAATGATGCTTGTTTTGGAACTCTTACTCCTAAACGATTAAAGGAATTAAACGAAAGTGGTTGGTATATTCATAATATTGTTGTTTGTGCTATTAAAAAATGGAGAGGTAGATATTTCTTTATTATTTTCAAAAAAGAATATTCTAACTTTTATAAGCATATTGATGGCAATTTCTAATCTTTTTTTATAAATGGCGGTAAATTCCGTTCCCCTTTAATTATTTGTTTTAATGCGATTTGTTTTTTGAGATTTTTAGGATCTATTTCACTAGGTAAAAGAGGGGTTTCTTTATTAACCCTTTTTGTTGGGCGGTAGACAGGATATTCTAAATTAGCGATATTTTCCCATCGTTCGTCAAACCATTTTTTAAGATTTTTCGGTTTATTATCATCTGTATATGTTCCTCCTAATTGTTTATATTTTTTCACTATATAACCGCTTTTATATGCTGAGGATTTATCATAAATTTTATCTGCTTCCATTTTTGCCATTTCATATAATAATGGGTTTGTTGGTATTGGCATTATATATTATTTATATATTCTTTTCTTTTTTAAAAAAAGAATAAATAACATTATACAATAATAAGATTACCTGATGCGTCATAAAGGACTTCTGTTTCGTCAGTAGGTAAAGATCTATTATAAATGGGATAGTCTTCGATTTTGGCATTATTAGTAAACAATTTTTCAATACAAATTTTATTAAACTTTTCATTTAATTGGTCGTCTGTGATTGTGTTAAATACATTCTCTATTTCTTCCTTAATAATATTGCGTTCTCTATACGGAAGATCCAAAATATTTGTTAGAGGGTGCTTACCAAACTCATTTAAAATAACAACTTTGACCTTATCTAGTTTGTTTCTTAATCTTTGTAATTCTTCTTTCGTTTCAACAATTATCGTTTTATCGGTACTCATTCTATAATTAAGTATTAGAAATTATTTTATTCAAAAAAATAAAATAAGTTCTTATTATTTCCTAAACAATAGATTAAATGTATTATATAGTTCTTTATATGATTTCTTCTTATAAATAGGGGATTATTCTTCTTCTATTTCATTCTCTTCCGCAACCATTTCTATATTTTCTAATTTAAAATGCTTTATCAAAACCGGAATATTATAAATAGTTAGATTTCCTTTATTTGTTCGTTTTGTTGTAAATGCTTCTTGTGGAACTTTTAATAATTTTATGTTTCTACCCAATTTAATAGAATCACATTCATATTTAAATGAATTCTTATGTTTGAATGAAACAAATAACGCTAATAATTCATCTCCATATTTTTCTATTGTTGTTTCATTATAATTTTGTAAAACTAAATCTTCTAAAAATAATTCAGGTATAGATCTGTCAAAACTTTCTGCTAATGTTTTTTGATATGTATTTTGTTTTATTGATTCTAAATGAAATGTATCTAAATTTGGTAATTCAATAAAATAACTATATAGCATTAATAAAACTTTTTCATCTTCCATATATTTTCTCAAAGTATCAAAATAAGTTTTATCTGTGATTTTTTCATCTGAACTTCTAATAATTTTATGTCTTCTATCTTTGCTATGTGTTTTAACAGGTACATCTTTATTTGTTGTAAATATATATCTATGGAAACCATCAATTTTAAACGCTTTTATATTTTTCTCATTAATTCGTAATTCCGTATCCGTAATTAATGCTTTTATTTTACTTTCTGCTTCTTGTTGTGCTTTCATTTCCAATTCATTACAATTTACTAAAAAACAATCTTTCATCATACCATTAAATTTTCCCCATACATAATTTTCAGGTTCTGCTGTTTCCATTACCTTCTGTTTTCCCATCATACATTTAAATAAATGTAATAGTGTTCCTTTTCCTGCTCCTTCTTGACTTATTAGTGTAATACAAGTTGTTTTTAATGCCGGATATTTAAGCATCTGTCCTATCCATCTTTGTAAATATAAAAAATCTTCTTCATTATGATTACATAATATTTTCAAATGATTTATAATTAATTCGCATTTTTTTATTAATTCTTCTTTTTCATTAATCAAAGTATATTTTAAATCCCATTCATATATTTCATTTAATTTTTCAATATAAAATGGCGTCCAAAGATTAAAAATATGTTTCGGACATTTTAATGGAGGAGGTACTATTTTCATATCTTCGTATACCCTCATAGTATCATCACCTAACCATTTACTAATACAGGTTTTCATAGAAGGAAATGACGATGTATTATCTAAAAACTCAATATGTTCGTATGATATAATTATTTCTGATTTTGTAAAAATCTTAAACTCTTCAATAAATCCCATTTCGTTTTTTAAACATTTTATAAAAAATGCTTTATTAATTACTTTAAAATGTGATTTCTCAAACTCCTTTTTCCAGTTATAATAAAACTCAATACTCATTTTACTTATCGGTTTATCCTTTGTTTCTATTTCCATATTATTAAGAGTTTCCAAACAACCAAATACTTCTGTTGCTACTGGTAATGATAAAATCTTGCGTTGTTCTATAATATCTAAATGTATATTATCCGGATCATATTTTTTTAATATCATTTTCACTTCTAACTTTGTATCTGTTTTTATTTTATAATTTAATTCATTAATGAGTTCTTCCATTTTTTCATCTGTAAGATTTGGTTTTTTAAAACATAAACCATCATATTCAGGTGCTACATTTTTGCGTTCTTGAATAACCCCATTTTTTAACAAAAACTTATAACATATAAAAATGATCTCATTTTCAATAGTTCCGCAAAAATAAGACATTACTTTGGTTTTTAAATCATATTCCTTTGTAATATCCCCTTTTATTCTTTCTGTAATTTTAGGATTATTTAAAAAAATAATATCCATTACCATTCTACATTCTTTTTCAAACTCTTTCTCAAAAGGGTTAATTATATTCGTTGATATTTCTTTACCTTTTTTACCCATTTGTTCTACCCAAGTTTTATTAGATCCGCCATATATTTTAATATTGAAAATACTTTTAACATCATCAGTAGATAATGGGGAATCTTCAACACTATAATATTCAATCATTTCATCTAAAACAACTTTGGGTTCTTTCAAATATCTTTCAAAAGCAGGTAAGGAAACCCCATTATTTTTTGCGATATTAAATAATATACTTGGGTGACCTTTTACCATATCTAAATCAATCCAATCTAAATAATGAAATAATGTATGTTTAATGTGTTTACTTACACAAATAGGAGATATTGAATTATTAGGATAAAATCTACCCAAATTAAATCGGTTACTATGTTTAATCTTTAATGTATTTGTTTTTTTATCAATTGCTTCTAATAATGGAACTACTAATTTCTTTCTGTCTTCATTAAAAACAGGGTTTTCTGATTTCATTATTAATTCTAACAACTGATAATCAATATCAACAGTAAAATCTGTTTTAAATGAGGCATAGGCAGGTATTTTTTCTAAATCAATCGTCCAACTTTTTAGAAACTTCATTTTATATTATATAGATATATAATATTTTTTTTTTATATCGTTTTTTTATTATAAATTATATTTTATAATAAAAAATTAATATACAAATATTCCTAAAGTTTCTTCAATTCTTCATTAAATTTTCTTCAAATTCGGCAATTTCATTTTCGCTAAACTCTTCTGTATCTGTTTTTGGTTCTTCTTCTTCTTTTATTTCTTCTAAATATTCTCCTAAAATATCTTTAACAAAATCAGGATTTACTAATTTTAATTCATTTAAATGTTTTCGGATTTTACCTACTAAATGTAAACTGTTTCCGTACTTATTCATATCTTCATTTGATAATCCTAATTTATATTTATGGTAGTACATTTTATTCATATTCTTAATAGCATCAGGATTTTCCTTATATTTTTGTTGTTTGTATAATCTCATATACTCTCTAGGATCTGCGGTTTTCTTTTCTTTTTTTGGAATTGCGTTCATTCTTATTATTATACTATATGTATATATTATTTTTCCTTTATATTATTTTTTATTATATAATTGTTTATATGAATTTTTTGCTAAACTATCTTTCAAGAAAAAAAAAGGACTCTCAATTAGTGTATAGTCATTTGCCTTCTGACTATACACTCCACTATACACTAACTTCTTTTTTTTGGTTTTCATTATTCCTTACCTATTTACCTCACAATTTCATTCATTAATAATAATAAATATGTAAAAGTGTATAGAGTGTATAGAGTGTATAGTCATTTTGTAATTCTATATAAAATCCAAAACAAAAAATTTTTTTCTGAAAAAAAAAAAGAGGGTAGATTTATGAGATAAAAACTGACTATACACTATACACTCTATACACTATACACTTGCCCCTTTATATGAATTATTCATATAAATATTCTCTCTATATTTAAGAATACATTATAAAATAAAAATATAATTATAATGTATATAATGTCAGGACAACCGGTGAATACTCCTTTAGATATTAAAAAATATCGCCAACAATATTTAGCAAACTTACAACAAGAAATAGCAAATGATACAAAGAATTATGAAGCAAATCTCCTTTTTAAGAAAACAGGTGTTCCTCAACAATTAGCAGATACGAGAAGTATGAATGAGAAATTAATGGATTTATTCCGTTTAAAACAGGATTTAAGAGGTAGTTTAAAAGAAATTACGGATAATACAAATGCGGAACAAGTAGTGGAACAACTAACAAATGATGAATTGCGTTTTGCGTCTAGTTCAATACCATATATAATTGCGGAATTGAAACCGAAATTTAAATATGGAGTACCGTCAGAGGTTCTTTTAGGATATATTAGGGCATATATAAGAAAACAACAGAGAAATTTTGGAGTAGAGAATGGAGTTCAAGCAGAAGTAGGAGATAGAATTTTATTAAATCAACGGATTATTATGGATAATGTGATTGATAAACAAGATCTCAACCAAATATTATCCGATTTAAAAGATGTGAAAGCATCAAAAAATATCATTAATGCGTTGGTTAGAAGTATTGTTGATCTCCAAAATGTTTTACCTGATATTCAAACGGTTTTACAAAAATTGGATAAAATAGAAAATGCGAATGTTAAGGAACAAATTAATGAACTATTAACGCAATCATTAAGAGAACTACCTACAAAAGATCAAGTAGATAATTTGTTATTGCGTTTAGAAGAGATGAACCAAGCAAAAGATAGACAAGGGGTAGAATCTATAATTTTAAAATTAAATGAAGTATTCCAAATAAAAGGAGATATATCAGAGGAAATAGAAATAATAAAGCAATTAATAGATGAGAAAACAAGTCAATTAAGTATTCAAATTGAAAAAGGTACAGGGCGTTATATTCCGTTAGATGAGTTAGGACAACTTTCTAGACAGGATATGGTTAATTATATTTACCAAATAAAACAAACTGGACTAGCAGGAGATGAATTAGTAAAACAAATAAATAGAGATTTAGCAGAACAAGCAAAAGCACAAGGAACGGCAGTTAAAAATTATCAAAATGCCCCTACTGAATATTTGTATCAATCATTAGTAACTTTAGATGAAGATGTACGAGCAATATTTGCGAACCGTCCAGTATCATTTATTCCTAGTGCGAAAGCAGAAACTCCTCAAAACATTTTAGAAGCAAAAGCAATAACTCCTCAAAAGAAACAAAGTACATCAGCAGGGCAAAAGAAAATGGTAGAAGCAGGATTAAAAAAATATGAAGTTGTAGAAGAATTACCTGAAAAACCAGCAGGAAAAACTACAACAGGAGTAGGTTTTAGAAAAACCATTAGCGGAAAAGGAATTGGACGACCAAGAACTCGTAATTATGAAGGATCAACAAGACCTCATAGAGCAGATGTTTTAACAGATGAAGATATTGATTTTACATCAGGAATTAAAGTAGAACCTCGTTTCATTCCAATAGGCAAATATGTGTTAAATAAGAGAATGTTAAGGGATAATATCATTTCTTTAAAAACGAAAAATGGAGGTTATTTAAGAGATTTTAAGACGGAAAGAGTAAGCGATAAATTAGGAGGAGTAATAAGAACAATTGTAGGTAATGGAATGCCATCTTTTGAAGATTTAGCAGGATTAACAGAAACAGAAAAAGAATATTTACATAAATTATCCAAGAAAACGGACATCATAGATAAATTAAATATTCCAGCACCTTCCAAAAAACAAGACGAAAAAGACATTAATGAATTTGAGATATTAAAGGGACAGATTCTAGCAGGTAATGATTCCGTTCAATTATTACAGAATTTTAAGAAGAAATTAATTTATATGGGGGAAAAAGGACTATTACCCAAGTCCCAAGTGAAAGATATGTTATATGAAATTGCGAATATAGAAAAATAAATATATTGTAAATATATATAATGGATTCAGGTTTTAACCCAGCAATTTTGTACCCTAGATCAGCGTTAGTGAAAATACAAACAGAATCAGAAGGTTTTAGGAAACCCTTTTTTATGGGAGGATCACAAGTTCCTATTAATTTAGGACTTACACAAAATCAGTTTAGTGGTTCAGGATTTATTCCAAGTTCTAATACGAGAACATATATTCCAAAACCAATTAAGTATAATAGAAAATAAAGTAAAAAAAATATATAGTAATTATATAAATGAGAACAATAGTTTTAAATACCAGCAATTTAGTTCAAGACGGACAAAATAATAAATTAATTTATAACTTCCCTAACAGCGTCCAATTTAAAGATGATTCAATTGCTGTAGCACAAGTTAGTATGTATTACGCTTGGTTTAATATCACATCAGATTTTAAAAATAATAGTTTCACATATTCTTGGGTTTCAGGTGGAACAACTACAACATATACAGTTTCTGTTCCTGATGGTCTTTATGAAATCGCAACCCTTAATCAATTGCTTCAATTTACTATGATTGCCAACGGACATTATTTAGTAAATACCGCAGGTCAAAATGTTTATTATGCGGAATTTATTGTAAACCCAGCAAGATATGCTATTCAAATTAATACATTTTTGTTTCCAACTTCTTTACCGAGTGGTTGGTCTAACCCAGCATCACTCGTTTTTCCAACTCAAACTTTTAATCCTGTGATTACTTTACCAGCAAATATAAATAAAATTTTTGGATATGTTGCTGGATTTGCTACAAATGCGAATACAAATAATGGTTATACTCCCCCAGTTAGTCAATTTGTTAGTAAGTTAGCAAACGGCACATTATCCTATATTTCAACCGCCAGTCCAAATCTTCAACCGAATTCCTCCATTTTATTTTCAGTTAGTAATATCAATAACCCTTATTCACAACCAAGTAGTATTATTTATGCTCTAACTCCATCAGTTGCGATTGGAGAAATAATAACAGATAAACCGAGTGAATTTACTTGGAATAAGTTGATTGATGGGGTTTATAATCAAATATCCTTAACAATATTAGGATTAGATTTACAACCAATAAAAATTAATGATCCCAATATAACCATTCTTTTAGCAATAAAAAATAAATTTGAAAATGAAATGAAATAAATTATGGATTTTAAATTATAATAATAATATATATGTCATATCCAATACACCCAAATACTTATAAAATTGCCAAAGAATTAGGGATTAAAATAAGACCTAGTACTAATCCAAAAAAGAAGATAGATATATTTGATTTCAATAACCAGTTTATTTTTTCAGTAGGAGCAAACGGTTATAAAGATTATTATATTTATTTAGAAACAGAAGGAAAACAAAAGGCAGAGGAACGCAGACGATTATATAAATTACGACATAATAAGTATAGAAATATTGAAGGTTCAAAGTCTTATTACGCTGATCGCCTTTTATGGTGAGATTAATTAATTAAAAAAAGAAAACAAAACACAAAAAGAAAAGTTTTTTAAGTTTTATTTTATTTTATTTTTTATTTAAAAAAAAAAATGAAATGGATTTTCAAGAATAAATGATACGCATATTATCATATAACAAGCGTTTTAAAAATGAATTTCTTAACAAGCAAAGCAACTACTATTAAGCAATATAAAAAAAAAGAAGAAAAACATTTCATAGAGAATTGTTGTGGCGGAAGTTTCAAAGATCGAGAAGATTTCATAACCGAATTAAAAACTCATATTCTTTATCATTTGATTGTTTTAGAAAATGATGGAGATATTGATGGAGTAGAAAAAGAAATAGGAAGACTTTGGAATTGGTATGGAGAAGAAGAAGAAGAAGAAGAAGAAGAAGAAGAAGAAGAAGAAGAAATATTTGCTTGTAAATGCGGAGAACCCTGTTCCAAAAATAATCTCTGCGGACACAAAATAAATTCAGGCGTATGCTGTATTTGCGAAGAATGTCTTGCTGAATTAGAAGAAGAAGAGGATTTCTGTAAATGTAAGGACTGCGAACACAAATATGAGTGTGGTTGCGACAAAGACCTATGCGAAGAATGTGCTAAAGATGAAGATGAAGATTGTATGTGTGAAGATGAGAGTTGTAAGGCATATTACAAATTCCGAAATGACAATTGTAATTGTGGTGGTTGTGGTTTCTGTAAATAAAAATTAAGTTAATTCTATAAAATTATTTTATACATTCATTATATAGTATGAACTCGGAAATTACAGAACAGTATTTGAACGGAGTTTATGAAAACTTACAAAGAGAACAAATGTCCCTTTTAGCAAATATGAAAACTGGCGGTAATGATCTAGGAAAAGATAAGGATATACAGCGTCAACTGACTCTTTTAAATACCCTTTTAATAAATGTTCTAAGATTTAGGAACTTAAAAAAACAAATATTAGAGAGAAACTTTTAAAATAAAAAAATATCTGTATTTAGTATAAATGGCAGGTAAAATATTTTTTTCTAATGGTTGCGGTATGAAAATACATAATACAAGAGGATTGAGAGGTAAGGGAATGGGTTCATTTCTTTTAGACGGAGGTATAGGAGGTCAATCAAGTTATAGTTCGGTTGATGATTATATCAGTACTACAGGAAGAAACCCATATAAAACTGGCGGTTCTTTAGAAAGAATGAACCGTAAATTAGAATCTTTAGTCCCAAATAAAAAGAAACCCAAGAATATAAATTTTTCTTTGTAAGAAATCTTTATTTAGCGCATTTTGTCTTTTTTTATATATTTTTTTATCTAACTAAAATATATAATGTCCTGCGATAAGTTAGTTTTTGACCTCTCCCAAGAATTAGAATCTACGCCATCTGTCTTTATTAAAAAGGACTGGTTGAATATTTTGGATAATCAGAATTCCAATTATAGTTCCAATCAAAGTACTTTAGATACTTCGCAGTTAGCAAACTCCAACAAATATATGTCGTACCGAGAATCTTACCTAGAAGTGCCCCTTTTGCTAACTGTAGCATCTCAAAATGCTACCGCATCTATTGTCGCTAACGATTATGCTCCTAATACTACTGCGACCAGTTCTGATTATGCTGTTGGTTTGAAGAATTGGTTTGGAAATATAATTCACTCTTTTACTCTTGATATGGGAGGAACTACTACCATTCAACAAACTCCCTTCATTAATATGTTAAACTCATTTAAACTTATGACTACGCTTTCTTGGTCTGATGTTGCGGTTATTGGATCAACAATTGGTTTTTACCCTGATGATCCTTTGAGTTGGTCTTTTGAAGGTGCTGATAGTGAGAGCGGACGAGGTGTTTGTAATAATACAAATGAAACTGGTAGTGCTTTAGGTGCTACGGCAGTTACAACTTTCAACCGTTATAACTCTAGCGGAGGTAATTTAGGATTTTTGAAACGCCAACAATATATTAATTATGATACCGCAGGTGATTCAGGAAATGGTACATTTGCTGATTTACTTACGGCAACTGCCGCCCAAAATTTATATAAATCTTATGTTTCTAATAAAATAAATGCCGTCGCTGCCACAACTCAAGGTGTATTTCAAATAAGTGTTATGGCGACAATTTACTTGCGTCATATTCACTCCTTTTTTGATAGAATTCCTCTACTTAAGGGAACATTTTTCAAGATGACGATGAACTTGAATAATACCACAACTGCTTTCTCGAGAACTGCTGGAGCAAGGACTTACAGTTTGACATCTGTTTCTAACGCTGTTGGAGGTGTCAATCCTCTTATGTTGGCATCACAACTTGCTAATAATGGAGCAACAAGTGCTTTTGGTGGAACTCTAGCAACGGTAACTGCGTTCCGAGCAAATATAAGTGTAGGAAACACTTGTTTAGATACTACCCTCGCTGGAACTACTGGAGTGACAACAGGAACTCTTGGTCGTTCTATTACTCTTTATGTTCCTTCTTATTCGTTTAACCCTATTTTTGAAACTGCTTATTTGTCTTCTCCTGTTAAGCATATTGAATATGAAGATGTCTACCAATACCAAATCGTTAATATTAACGCTGGAGGTCAAATCAATCAATTGGTTAGTAATGGAATTGCTAATTTGAAATCGGTTTTGATCTTGCCCTTTTTCTCGGAACAAGCAGGAACTGGTAATACTGGTCTTCCTATTGCTATTCCGGTTTATCAAAGTCCTTTTGATCCAGCAGGTTGCGGACCAACTTCGCCTTTGTGTTTGTTGAATAACTTTAATGTTGTTGTAAGCGGACAGAACACAATTTACAATACTCAAATGAGAGCATACGAGCAATTCAACAACCAACTTTACGGTGCGAATGCTGTGAATGGTGGTCTTACTGATGGCATTAATTCAGGATTGTTTAACTCTCTTGGATTTGAAATGGAATACTGCTACCATTATGTGAATGTATCAAGAATGTTGCCTGTGGAACAGTCAGTTCCTAAATCGGTTCAAATTGTGGGAACAAACCAATCTGCTAAAGCAATTAACCTTATGGTATTCTGCTCTTATGGGGTAGCAATAGATGTTGATGTACTTACAGGTTCTCGCGTTTAATAGATTTTGATAAGGAAGTAGGATAATATATATAATTTAACTAATTTCTATTAAATAAAAATAAAGATTTTTCATTTATTTTTATTTTTATCTCATCTTAAATATATAATGGAGAACTCAGTCATAGAGATTTTAGCAAGTCCAAAGCAAGTTAGTAAACTACGCAACGGTCATAAAGTTAGAGTAAAACCAGCAATTGCTGGTAAGGGTATGTGCGTCAAAGTAGATCCTATGAAATATAGCATTATTAGTAAAACATTTAGTAAGGGTAGGGGTGCTGAATTACAACTATCCCCTCAAGAATTACAAATGAATAAAATGGGAAAAGGAATGTGTGGAGGTGATATTTTTGGAAAAATAGCGGAAGTGGTTGTTGATAAGATGGCGGACAAAGCGATTGATAAAGGAATAGATATGTTACAAAAGGAATCAAAAGGAAGGGGAATGATAAAGGGATCAGAAGAAATGAAAAAGAAGATGGCAGATTTAAGAGCAAGAAAAGGAAAGAAAATGACAGGAGGAGCATTTACAAATGAAGATGTTAGACCAGTCATTAAAGAAGTAGGGCAATATTTGAACCCTTTAGCATTAGTAGAATTAATGTCAGGAGGAGGTTTAGGAGATGCTAATCCCTTGTTATTAGGATATGATTTAGGGCATAATGTAATTGGTCCTGCGTTGTATAAATCAATTTACGGACACCCAAGAGGGTATGGTTTTGCTCCTGATGCCAAACAAATTCAAAAACTAAACGAACAACTTGGTACAAATATGGATTATTTGAAACAATCAGGAATAGGCGATGCTGTTTCTAATGCTTTATCCAGTTCTCTAATTAGTGAAGCAGTTAGCAAAGCAAAACAAGCAAAAATAGATGTTGGAATGGGTTTATATGCTGGTTCAGGATTATACGCATCTGCTCCAAGAGGAAGAGCAGTATCTAGTCAAGTAGGTTTAAACGCAAACAAAGTTTTACCAAATGCTCTTCAAAGTAAACCATTTAGTGAAAACTTCCAATTTCAACATACTCTTCCGGTTGCTTATCAGAAATTCCATAAATCAGGTATGTAATTTTTTTTATATTTTAAGTTCAATCTTAAAAATAAAATATAATAATATAATATAATATGTTAACTGACATTCAATTAAAACAACTTTGTGAGAAAATGGAAGTAGATTTAGAAGGAGTTTATTTTAAAGATGAATTACCTAAAAAAATCAAAGCAAATAAAGCATATATAATTAATTTAGAAAACGCATTAGATGAATATGGAAATCAAAATGATGGGTCACACTGGACTTGTCTTCAAGTAAATAAATATCCTAATGGAAAGGTAGAACCCTTTTATTTTGATTCTTATGGATCACCGCCTCCTGAAAATGTGAAAAAAGTTGTAAAAAATACCTTCGGTCAAACATTACCATATAATCAAAAGGATATTCAAAGTCTAATGAATAATGCTTGTGGTTTTTATTGTTGTGCGTTATTACATTTTATAAATACATCAAAATATCGTAGTAAAAACTTTTATCAAGATATAGAGAATTTTTTAGGAATGTTTGACGATTTAAATGAGAGTGTAGATTGGAAAAAGAATGAGTATATTTTAAAACATTTCTTTCAACCATCAGATCCAGCATTAAGAAAGGCAATAGAAATAGATACTCAACCAGTAAGGATAGTTGAAGAAGATTCAGGAAGAGGAATGGATCTGATGAAAATATAAACAAAACATATTATATAAAATGGAGATTGAAAATGAAAAATTAAAAGTAGAATTAAAAGAATTAGAGAATGAGAATAAGATTTTGCGTAGGCAGATTGATGAAATATACCGTTGTTGGTTAATTGAATCAAACCAAAACAAAAAATTAAAAGAAGAAATAAAAGAAATAAAAACCAAACTGGTTTCTAAAAATAGTGACAACTATAATTAATCTTTCTTGATATATACTGGTGCTACGGATAATGACGAACCCATATCATTCATCACATCACTCAATTCATCTTTCTTTTTAATTGTATCTCCAAACTTTTCAGTTAGGTAAGTGTGTCTAAGGGCATTTGTTCCTGTATGCTTACCAAACAATTTATTTAATCTTTGATTTAATTTTACAGATGTTAATGGGTTCAAATTAGTATCAAAAAGTAAATAATCAGTAGGGTTTATTTTAGACCATTTTGTAAGAATTGTCTTTAATGCTAAAGGACAAGGTAGTTCTTGTTTTCCATAAGTTTTGGCGGTTTTGTAAGAATTAAAAACCAATTTATTTTTATCTAAAAAATTATCTTTCTCAGTCGTATTTTTGATTTTGAAATCGCAAAAATCCTTTGATCGCCTTACAGGAATATGGATACCACTTAAAACCGCTAAAATAATAAAGTTTTGGATTTCTTGTAAATCAGATTGAGTTAAGTTTTTCTTTTTATAAAGTAGATCCGCATTCTTTTTTAGTTCATCATAAAGATCTTTAATATCTGTACTTGTAACCCAAGCGTCTTCTTGTGTTTCTGTTTTTTCTTGTTTTGAAATTTCCTTATTATAATCTCTAACATCTTCACCCATAAGATCTCGGTATTCTTTTTTATCAGTAATAATGACTAATGCTGATAATATGGTTTTTCTGCGGTTTGGAGGAATATCTTTTAAAAAATCCAATACTTTTTTACTATCACTAAACTTTGTTAGATCATATTCTTTGTCACTAAACACTTTGTCATAAAGATTTTTCAATATAGAACCATAGGTTGTTAAAGATGATTTACTCAAACTTTCTCGTTTTTTAGAAATGTAATTCTTAATGTCTTCCATTATATAATATATTTAGAAATTAATTTTTAAATTTCAATCGTTAATTTAGAAATTATAATATAACATAAATCAATATATTTAATCAATAATTAATATTTGCGTTAATTATGAAATTATTATCTAAACATATAATATAAAATGATTGCCCCACCCTTTAGGAGTTTTCAAAACGATATGGATTTTGGATTAAAACAAGAAATAGAAGTATTAGATTTAATAAAAGAAAACTTTTGTGAAAGATTAGGAGAAACAGATATTATTAATACAAAAGAGATCTACGATAGTTATTGTCCTTATGATTATGAAGGCACAACCAATAAAACCATTTTTGAAATGAAATCTAGAAGGAATAAGAAATACCAATACTCAACAACTATTCTTCCTTGTAGTAAAATTATTCAAGATGGTAGAAGACAGATATTTATTTTTAATTTTACAGATGCTTGTTGTTACATAGAATATAAAAAAGAATTATTTGATACATTTAATAAAAAGATGATCTCAACATTTAGAGCAGGACGCACAGATCACCCAAAGAACCATTATGAAATCCCAGTAGATTTATTGACGGATATGTTGAGAATTTATAAAGTGGATAAATAAAATAGAGAGAAATATATATTTAGCATTTTTTATAAAATCTTAAATATATAAGATGACCGAACCGATTTTAATCCAAGATGACAAACGATTTGTTGTATTACCAGTTCAATATCAAGATCTATTTAAGATGTATAAGAATGCGGTTTCTTCTTTTTGGGTTAGTGAAGAAATAGATTTATCAAAAGATCTAAATGATTGGAAAAAACTGACAGCAGATGAGAGGCATTTTATATCATTAATTCTTGCTTTTTTTGCTTGTATGGACGGATTGATTAATGAGAATTTATGTACGAGATTTATGTCTGAAGTCCAAAATAGTGAAGCGAGATTATTTTATGGGTTTCAAATTGCTATGGAAGGCATACACCAAGAAACATACGCTAATTTAATTGATAGTTATATTAAAGATAAGAATGAACGATATGCTTTATTAAATGCTATTGAGAGTTATCCTTGTGTTAAAAAAAAGGCAGACTGGGTTAAACAATATATTCAATCTAACAGTAGTTTTGCTGAACGATTAGTTGCGTTTGCTTGTGTTGAAGGTATACATTTTTCAGGAGCATTTTGTGCTATATTTTGGTTCAAAAAACGCAATCTATTACAGGGTCTATGTTTTTCTAATGAGTTGATAAGTAGAGATGAAGCATTACATACGGAATTTGCGGTTGCTTTATATCATCATTTAAAAGGAAAATTAACAGATCAACAAATTCACAATATCATAAAAACATCAGTTGAAATTGAAACAGAATTTATTTGTGAAGCATTACCCTGTCGTCTTATTGGAATGAATAGTAATTTAATGACACAATATATCCAATTTGTTGCTGATAGATTAGCATTACAATTAGGATCAAAAAAAATATATAATGTACTTAATCCTTTTCAATTTATGGAAACCATTAGCGTTGAGCGGAAATCTAATTTCTTTGAATGTAAGGTGAGCGATTATGCTTTGGCATCAAGACAAGGGAAGGAGAATTTATTTACGGTAGATACGGATTTTTAAAGATAATAAACAAATTAATAATCTCATTAAAGATATATAATGGCAACATTTAATACTAAATCGTTTTTAAAATATGACGATTATATGACACCCAAATATGCTTGGGAAAATATAGCACATCTTATTCCAAAGGATAAAATAATTTGGGAAAGTTTTTTTGGAGATGGTAAAAGTGGTGAATATTTAACGGAACTTGGTTTTAATGTAATACATAAACCAGTTGATTTCTTTGAAAATGATTTAGGAGATATAATTGTATCAAATCCTCCATTCAGTAAATCAAAAGAAATAATGAAACGATTAACGCAGTTAGATAAACCATTTATATTATTATTTCCGTCATCAAAAATAAACACTTCTTATTTCCGAGAATGGAAAAATAAGATCCAAATCATTATACCAAAAAAAAGAATACATTTTGAAAAACAGATTAACGGAGAAAAACCGAAAGGTTGGAAGAATGCTTGTAATTTTGACTGCTTCTATTACTGTTATAAAATGAATTTAGAGAGAGATATCATTTGGTTGGATTAAATATATATTAAAACAACTTAAAGAACCCATATGTTTAAACGAAAGTTAAGAATAGAACGCATTAAACAACTCATAATATGAATATTAATATAAATATTCATTTTTTTTCATATTATAAAAGGGTTTGCGTAATAAAATTAATTTATTTAAGACCATAATAGCATTTAAACAATAAAAAATGCTTATTAATCTTAATAATTGGATTATGCTTATATAAATATATCATATTCTTAACGATTAGTTAAATATTCTATTTTAAACAATCCCAAAAGCGAATGCTTAACAATTAATTAATTATAACCAACTTGTTTTCGCTTTCTCATTAGTTGTTTCCGCTTTCTCATTATTATTTTTTCTTCTATTTTCTTCTTTTATTAATAAGTCCTGTTCTTTCTCCAACTCGTCCTTTTCTGCCATAACTGCGTATTGTTTCTCTAATAAGTCTTCATTTTTTTTATCAATTATTGATTCAAACTCTTTATATTTTTTCTCATTTTCTTTATTTAAAAAGTGTGCTTGTCTACCGTTTAATCTAGTTTCTTCCGCTAATAATTCATAATACTTTGTTTCTCTATCCTTATTGTTTTTTATGCGTTCTGCCCTTAATTGTTTATACATATTCTCGTTCTCCATATACTTTTTTGTAAACTCTTCTATTTTTTTCTTAAAATCTTTATCTGATAATGATGATAAATAACCTGCTGTTAAACCTGAACCAAATTTAATTCTTCCTATTGTATCTCCTACTGGAGAAAAACCAAATGTTTTTCTTTGTTCCTCTTCTTTTTGTCTTTGTCTTTCTTGTAAATAATCAACCGCCATATCTGTAAACATTCCTCCTCCTTCCATATTTGAATTGTAATATGCTATAATTAATTGAATACCTGACTTACCTAATGGTACGGTTCTGTATTGAGAAAATCCAACACTTTCTAAAAGGTCAGGATCTTTTTGACGGAATCTTAATTGGTTTTCGGTTTCATCTACCTTTGGAGATAAATAACCATTTTTTCTTAACCATTTTTTAGCATTATCAATTGAATACTTTTTTTTATCAAATATTACAGATTGGATTTTGTAGTTCTCCATTCCTGATCCTGTAAATCTACCTGCTATGTCTGTTACACTTTTTGCTAATGTTCTCAAATGAGGACTGGACTTAAATAATTCTTCTGTATCTTGTTTCACAAATGCGTAATCTGATTCCGTTCCTAAACCATTTGCTTTTAAAATATTCAATATAAAGTTCTGACAATTATTATCGTATGCGTCATATTTTAAAAAACGATCATCACCCATTCGTTCTTTTGTTTTTTGTAATATTCCATTTATTGTTAGATCTTGTGACAAATTAATATCTTTTTTCTCTGTTCCTTCACCAGTTGGTATCGTTTCTGACATATTTATGCTTTCATTCTTTTCTAATAATACTTCCCCTTTTTGAGTTCGAAATACAATTGCTAAATGAAATAACTTATCATAATCTGCTTCTTTTAATTTTTTATTGAATTCTCCAAAAGACGCAACATTTAATAATTCCGTAATATATTTTGGAACAGGAGTTCTAATTACATATATTGATTTGATTTTCTCATCTCCATATTTCTTTAACATAGTTTTCACTTTTGTAGGTAGTCCTTCATTTCCAAAAACAACATTTTTTGTTTGGTCTAATTGATTTAATAAACCTTGATTTGATAAATCTGTATTTAATAAACCTTTCGTTAATATACTAGGACTAAATAAACCTGTTCCTTGTTTTAATGCTTTCTTTTCTGCTCTTTTCTTTTTATTTGATGCTAATGTTTGTTCTCTCTTTTTCTTTGCTTTTTCTTCTGCTGTTATATATTTTGTTGGTCTTCCTATTTTTTTATTAACTTCTTGAATATCCATTTGAATATTTGGTTGTTCTTCTATAACTGGTTCAGGTTGTTTGGGG